ACTCCTCGCAAATATGGCAGGTTTTTACGCTGCTTACCACGGTTCGGAAGGTCTGAAAAAAATAGCAACCAGAGTACTACAATATAGGCAAACGCTACAATTAGCATTGAAATGGTGCGGATATGAGGTTGATCAATCTGAAGGGTTTGATACTGTCAGATGGAAGAGTTCTCTTATTATAGCAGATTTTAATGTAAGACATGAGGATGGTTGGAATATTGTTTCTTTAGATGAGTGTACCACATTACTTGAATTACATCAAATTATAGACAGTCAAGTAGATTTTCCTCATAAAGAAAATACAGTAGATCATGTTCTAGATGCAGTAGGAGATTACAAATGGATGGTCACTCCTGTCAGAAAAGAACCTTGGTTGACTCAAGAAGTATTTAATATCTATCATAGTGAAACTGACATGATGAGATATATCTATTCATTATCGTCTAAGGATTATTCATTAGTCACTGGTATGATGCCATTAGGAAGTTGCACAATGAAATTAAATGCTGCAGCAGAACTGATGCCTGTTTCATGGGAAGAGTTTAATAATATACATCCATTTGCTCCACCAGGACAAGCACTTGGTTACGAACAAATCATGTGTGATTTACAAGATTGGTTATGTGATATCACAGGATTTGCTGCTATATCATTACAACCTAACTCAGGTGCACAAGGTGAGTATGCAGGTTTATTAGCAATCAAAGCATATCATGAATCAAACGGAGATAAACGTAATAAAATTCTAGTTCCTAAGAGTGCTCATGGAACTAATCCTGCAACTTGTATCATGGCAGGTATGGAAGTTGTAAGTGTTGATTGTGATAGTGATGGCAACGTTGATATACATGATCTAAGATTAAAAGCATGTCTAGAGGCAGATGAATTAGCAGGTTGTATGATTACATATCCTTCTACTCATGGTGTATTTGAAACAACTATAAAAGAGATATGTGAGATTGTACATGAATTTGGTGGTCAGGTATATCTTGATGGTGCAAATCTAAATGCACAAGTAGGTCTTTGTAAACCAGGTCATTATGGTGCAGACGTATGTCATCTAAATTTACATAAAACATTCTGTATTCCACATGGAGGTGGCGGACCTGGTGTAGGTCCTATCGGTGTTGCAGAACATCTAGCACCATTTGTTAATCAAAGAGTATCTGCAGCAACTCAAGGAAGTGCTAGTATTCTTCCTATTACATGGATGTATATTAGAATGATGGGTGCTGATGGTCTTAGAGAGGCAACAGAGGTGGCATTATTAAATGCAAACTGGTTAGCAAAGAAGATAGAACCATACTTTGACGTATTATATAAAGCAGATAATGGTAGAGTTGCACACGAATGTATTTTTGATTGTCGTAATTTACCAGTAACTGCTGAAGATATTGCTAAAAGACTGATGGATTATGGGTTTCATGCACCTACATTGTCTTGGCCAGTTCTAGGAACTATGATGGTAGAACCAACGGAATCAGAATCACTGAAAGAGTTAGAGAGATTTGGTGAAGCAATGGCAATGATAAGAGCAGAGATTAATGAATGTCCTGAGATAGTAAAGAATGCACCTTACACTCAATCAGAAATATGTGGGACATGGGAATATCCATTTACTAGAGAACAGGCAGTGTTCCCTAATCTACCAAAAAATAAGTTTTGGCCAGCAGTTAATCGTATAGATAATGTACATGGAGATAGAAATTTGGTATGTGCCTGCCAGTAGACAGTTAAAAAAGTGTCCACTAGCTTGACCATTGGTCGTGTGAACCGCTATAATAATAGTATAAACAAACAAACACGATGATCAATCAAGAAGTAAAAGGCACACTTGCCAAACTATTAGCAACAGAGAATCTAACTGTAGAGCACCGTAAAGTTTCTACTGCTTGTTTTGATGTTGATAAGCGTCTATTGATTCTCCCAATCTGGAAGACCGCTTCTAATACTGTATACGACCTTTTAGTAGGACACGAAGTAGGACACGCTCTCTACACTCCTAACGATCCTTTCGGAGATGCTCCTCAAGCATTTGTAAATGTTATAGAAGATGCTCGTATCGAACGTCTTATGAAAGAGACATATCCTGGTCTTCGTAAGTCTTTCTTTGACGGATATAAAGAATTATGGAACGATGATTTCTTCGGTGTAAAGCATGAAAACTTAGAAGATCTTCCTTTGATCGATCGTATCAATCTATATTTCAAAGGTAATCGTTCAATGCCTTTCAATGAGGACGAGCAGCACTGGGTAGAAAGAGTTGGTGCTACTGAAACATTCCAAGATGTAGTTGATCTTGCTAAAGAAATGTATGGTCATGCTAAAAAGATTCAAGACGCAAAACCAAAGATTGATGAAGAGGATTTAGAATTACTATCTGGAAATGATCTTGTCGAAGACTATGATGGTCAAGATGAGGTAGAAGAAACACCTGATCAACTAACTATCGACCCAAAACAACCTTGGGATGGTCTAAAGAAACCTACACCTACTGAATCAAAACAAACAAATGATACAGTAGAATCTGAAGATGATGCACAAGTAACAACTAAACCAGACTCTAGAATTGGTGGTGGTCAAATTGCAACAGGTCATGATGAGACTAAGAGTATTACAGAGGAAGCATTAGCAGAGGCTATTGAATCTATGGTTGATGAGGATGCAAGAGAGTGGGTTTATCTAACTCTTCCAGAAATTAATCTTGAAAAGGTTATTGTTCCTCACACTAAAATTCAAGAAGATCTTAGATACTTCTTCTATGGTCAAGCATTCAGAGACAAAGAACAACAAGATCATTACATGGAGAATGTAAATTATGCTGTTGATCATTTTGAAAAATACAAGAAAGATGCACAGAAATCTGTTAACTATCTTCTAAAGCAATTTGAAATGAGAAAGTCTGCTGATGAGTACAAGAGAGCAGCAACATCTAAAACTGGTGTTATCAACACTAATACTCTTTACAAATACAAACTAACTGATGATATATTCAAAAAAGTCACAGTAGTTCCTGAGGGTAAGAATCATGGTCTGGTTATGTATCTTGATTGGTCTGGTTCTATGAATCATTGCCTTCTTGATACTGTAAAGCAAGTATACAACTTAGTATGGTTCTGTCGTAAAGCACAAATCCCATTCCGTGTATATGCTTTCCAGAGTGGATTTGCTTATGGATGTGGAGAAACTAAGATGCATAGTGCTGTTACCCCTAAAGCAAATAGTCTTAACTTTGACAGTTCTTTCAAACTCTTTGAGTTTCTTTCATCACGTCAAAACAAGAGATCACTTGATGAGTCTATGAAGTTACTCTATACTCAAGTCTTCGCAATGAACGGATATCGTCTAAACTATAGTCAAGAGTATGGACTAGGTGGCACTCCTCTAGCGGAAGCAATGATGTGCACTCGTAAGATTGTTGCTGAACTAAAAAGAGTTGAAGGTGTAACTAAAGTAAATGTTGTATCTCTAACTGATGGAGAATCAAATCCTATGAGTTACATGAGAGAGTATTCAGAGGATGAAGGTTATTACTATCGCAAAGATGAGTTCCGTACATCTAGTATTCAACATTCATATGGAAAAGTATTTTTCCTTCGTGACCCTGAGACAGGATACACTCGTAAGATCAGCAATAGTCCTTATGAAACTACTCAGACTCTGGTTAGTTACATGAGAGAGATTACCGATTACAACTGGGTTGGTATTCGTATCTGTAGTAAAGGAGAACTAATGAGACTTGTTCGCACACTATCTTTTGAACAAGATTTTGCTGACGGAATTGACAAGCAATGGAAGAAAGAAAAATTTGCTTCTATCAAAGAGAAAGCAGGTTTTACCGAGTCTTTCTACATCCCTGATAGGGGAACTGGTTATGGAACTGAAGACCTTGAAGTTAAAACTAAAGGCGAAGTTGCAACCAAAGCAGAACTACAACGTGCATTCAAAAAGCACATGGGTTCTAAAATGACCAACAAAACAATCCTTAATGCCTTTATCGAGCAAGTAGCATGAAATGTAAAGTAACCCTATTCAAAGCAGGTACAATTTTTGAAGAAGTTGTAATTGCTGTTGACTACAATGACGCACAAAGAGTTGCACTAGCAAGAAATCCTGGTGCAACTGTGCAAAGTGTGACAGCAGTGTTCGATTGACAAACTGTCCACTTACCTTACACATAGCAGTTTCATCTGCTATACTAAATGTATAAACAAACAAACAAGACTCATGCCTTTTGAACCAAATCCTGTGACAACTGAACAACTCGTTCAACACTTAACTGATAATGTTGGTGTTGAGGTAGGATGTTCTGACATTCGTAATTCAGCAAAAGAACTTAGCGTATCTTATGCTACTGCCTGTAAGAGGTTGAAGTCTTATAAATCAGGTATAGGCAAATGGAACTTGACCGCACAACAAATTGAAGAGTGCTTCAAGAAACCATCTGCAAAACCTGCAAAAGAAGTTTCATACATCCCAGAAAAGGATGCCACTTACGTTCCTTTTGGTAACTACACTTCTTTGAAGAAAGTTATCACATCTGGTAAATTCTATCCTTTATTCATTACAGGTCTTTCTGGAAACGGTAAGACTCTATCTGTTGAGCAAGCATGTGCAACAACTAATAGGGAGTTAATCCGTGTCAACATCACCATCGAAACAGACGAAGATGATCTTATTGGTGGTTTTCGTCTTGTTAATGGCGACACTGTTTGGCACAACGGACCTGTGGTCGAAGCTTTGGAAAGGGGAGCTATCCTCCTTCTAGATGAAATTGATCTTGCATCAAACAAGATTCTATGTCTACAATCTATCCTAGAAGGTAAAGGTGTATTCCTCAAAAAGATTGGACGTTATGTAAAACCTGCTCAAGGATTCAATGTTATTGCAACTGCGAATACTAAAGGTAAGGGTTCTGATGATGGTCGTTTCGTAGGAACTAATGTTCTTAATGAAGCATTCCTAGAAAGATTCCCAATTACATTCGAGCAAGAGTACCCATCTGCTGCTATCGAAAGCAAGATCTTAATCAATCAAGGATGTGATGCAGAGTTCACTGAGATGCTTATCAAGTGGGCAGGTGTTATCCGTAAGACATTCTTTGATGGTGGTGTTGATGAAGTTATTACAACTCGTCGTTTGGTTCACATTGTTCAAGCGTATGCAATCTTCGGAGACAAGTTGACCGCAATCACTAATTGTGTCAATCGTTTTGATGATGATACTAAGCAATCATTCCTTGATCTTTATACAAAGGTTGACGCACAAGAAGAACTAGAGTATACTGAGGGTTGAGAAATACCCTCTCTATATTATGAGAAAGTACAATGAGGATTTAATCCTCAAGGAGATTTCAGAATACATCTCCAACACATACAAAGGTCATTATTCTGTCGGTAACGTTCAGACTCTTGACCTTATTGATTCTGTTGGTGACGCTGAAGCATTCTGTAGAAGTAATGTTCTTAAGTATGCCTCACGTTATGACAGAAAGGGGTCAGCAAGGAAAGACATCATTAAGATCATTCATTATGGAATGTTGCTACTCCACTTCAATGACAAAACTGCTAAAGCAAATGAATCAGCAGTAAACAATCCTACATCATTCACAGTTGACTACGACAGATGACCGTCATTTCACAACCAACACTAGAAGTCCTAAAAAACTTCTGTGCAATTAATAAATCTATTGTTATCAAACCAGGTAACACAATCTCTACACTAAGTCTTAATAAGAATATTCTTGCTATTGCTGAAGTAGAAGAACAGTTTGATTCTCAGATTTCAATTTATGATTTGGGTGTATTCATTGGAGGTTTGAATACTTTAGATGCACCTAAGATTGATACAACGAATGATAACTATGTAACTGTAAGTGATAGTTCTGGAATCTACAAGTCTAGATTTTTCTATGCTGACCCAGATATCATTACTCAACCACCAGAACGTGAAATCAAACTTCCTTCTGAAGATGTTAAGTTTCGTCTTCGTACTAACGACTTAGATAAACTACAAAGAGTTGCAAGTATCTATTCTCTATCAGATCTATGTCTAGTAGGATTCAAAGGTAAAATGGAATTACAGTTGACCGATAAGAAGAACGATACATCTAATAGTTTTTCTGTTAATGTTGGTGAAACTGATGATGAGTTTTGTTATTGTTTCAAAGTTGAAAACTTAAAACTTATTAAAGGCGATTATAATGTCACTGTAAGTAAGCAAAACGTTGCTCTCTTTCAAGGAGACATGATCAAATACTTCATCGCACTTGAACCTAATATCTAATGTCAAATGATTTTTTATGGGTGGAAAAATACAGACCGAAGAGAATCGAGCACTGTATTCTTCCATCAGATGTGAAAGAAACTTTTAAAGGTTTCGTAAAACAAGGAGAGATACCAAATCTTCTACTCTCAGGAACTGCAGGTGTTGGTAAAACAACTATTGCAAAAGCATTATGCACTGAATTAGGAGCAGACTTCTATGTTATTAATGGATCTGATGAAGGTAGATTTCTAGATACAGTAAGAAACCAAGCAAGTAATTTTGCTTCTACTGTATCACTTACTTCTACGAGTAAGCACAAAGTCCTTATCATTGATGAGGCAGATAATACTACTCCTGATGTTCAACTTCTATTGAGAGCAAACATTGAGACGTTTCAAAAAAATTGTAGGTTTATATTTACTTGCAATTTCAAGAATCGTATTATTGAACCTCTACATAGTAGAACTACTGTTGTTGAATTCAACGTTAGAGGAAAGGTAAAACAAGAACTTGCAGCATCATTCTTTGAAAGATGTCGTGGCATTCTAACTGCCGAAGATGTTCCTTTCTCAGATAAGGTTGTTGCAGAAGTTGTTAACAAATATTTTCCAGACTTCAGAAGAACACTTAACGAACTTCAAAAGTATTCATCAACTGGTTCTATAGATACTGGAATTCTAGCAGCATTAGGTGATGCCAATATGGATGCACTTGTTGCTGCATTGAAAAGTAAAAAGTTCAATGATGTTAAGAAGTGGGTTCATGCTAACTTAGATGCTGATCCTGTATCTATTATGAGAAAGTTGTATGATAGTGCATCTGGTCTAATGGATGGTCCTAGTGTTGCTGCAGCAGTTTTAATCATTGCTGAGTATCAATACAAGTCTGCTTTCGTAGTAGATCAAGAAGTAAATCTTCTTGCCTGTTTAACACAAATAATGTTGGAGTGTAATTTTAAATGAATCTTTTTATATCATGTCCACCAGTTTATACTCTACCTGGTACTTGGACTAAATGTAATGCAATTATTCCACATTACAATGCTGACCCTAATCAAACATTTGGTATATCACTCTTAGTAATCCTAGTGTTACTATCAGGGTATGGAGTCTATAGAGCATTCTTTAATAATAAAGACCTAACAGATCAATGGGATGAACACGATGACTAAATTAATGAGAAAAAGAGAAAAGATTAGAGCACAAGTAAAGTCTAGATTTTACTATTTGTTCTGGGGAACTGCGACTCTATCTGTTGTGGCAGGTCAAATTTATCTTGGCACATCTTATCGTGCTATGGCAAGATCAATGAATAGATGGTTTGAAGAGACCATTGATATTATGCAAATGCCACTTACAGGACCTAGAGATGGTAGAGGATACTATCAACCAATGCCCTCCTCACCAGAGGACTATGAAAGGTATCCGATTATTCAATGATCGTTACAAAAACTGCTCTCAAGACTCCTCTTCGTTATCCTGGTGGTAAGTCTCGTGCTATTAAAAAGATGGCACAATTTTTTCCTGAGATGAATGAGTATACAGAATTTAGAGAACCGTTTTTAGGAGGAGGATCTGTTGCACTGTATGTGTCTCAAGTTTATCCTCAGTTAGATATTTGGGTAAATGATTTGTATGAACCCTTATATTGTTTTTGGAAAACACTTCAATTACAAGGAGACAAACTTACAAAAGAATTACAACAAATAAAACAAAGACATCCAGATCGAAGTTCTGCAAGAGTTTTATTTGAAGATGCCAAAGAGTATTTGGCAAAACCAAAACGTGATCCCTTTCATACAGGAGTTGCTTTTTATGTTGTAAACAAATGTTCTTTTAGTGGTTTAACTGAGTCTTCATCTTTTAGTCCTCAAGCAAGTGATTCAAACTTTTCTATGAGAGGGATTGAAAAACTCAAGTACTATAAGATGGTAATTAAAGATTGGAATATAACTAACTTATCATACGAACAACTTTTAGTTGATGATGCTACTGCATTTGTTTACTTAGATCCTCCATACGATATCAAAGCAAATTTATATGGAAAGAGAGGAACAATGCATGTAGGATTTGATCATGATAGATTTGCTGTAAAATGTGATCAATGTGATTTGGATCAAATGATATCTTACAATTCTTCCAACCTAGTAAAATCAAGATTTGTTGATTGGAATCCTCAAGAATATAATCATACATATACCATGAGATCTGTAGGAGACTACATGAAAGATCAACTAGAACGTAAAGAACTTCTTTTATTAAATTATGACATCGAACTATCCTCTTAAGGATTATCTAAATTCAATTAATTATTCCAAACAGTATCTGATGGGAGAAGATGAAGATCCTGGTTGGGAAAAGAAATATCCTGCATACGTTATTAATAAATGTATGTCTCACCATATGGATACAGTAATGTTCGCAAATGAAATGAATTTACATTCAACACTGGACAATCGTTTGCAATATGATTTTTTTATAAATATCGTCAGAAGCCGCAAGAGATTTTCACCTTGGGGTAAAAAACAAAAGATTGATGATCTTGAACTTGTCAAGCAATATTATGGGTATTCCTATGAGAAAGCAAAACAGGCACTTGAGATACTCACTCCACAACAAATTAATTTTATTAAAGATAAATTGAACACAGGGGGTCAGTAACATGAATGAACTTAAAGAAGTTCAGTGGAATAGAAATGAAATGGTGGAAGTGAATTTAAAGGAACCTGATGACTTCCTTAAAGTTCGTGAGACCCTTACAAGGATAGGTGTAGCGTCTAGAAAAGAAAGGACTTTATATCAATCATGTCATATCCTTCATAAGAAAGGACAGTATTACATAGTACACTTCAAAGAATTATTTGCTTTAGATGGTAAGAAAGCAAATCTATCTGAGAATGATTTACAGAGAAGAAATAGAATAATTAAATTATTATCTGATTGGGGATTAGTAGAAATAGTTAAAGAATCTAGCATCAAAGATGCTGCACCATTAAGTCAGATCAAAGTAATTGCGTATAAAGAGAAGAGTGAATGGTCTCTTGAGTCCAAATATAACATCGGTAAAAAACGTCAAGTCGTAGAATGATATATAGTGTAGTGTTATCATATCCGCATAATGGCTTTAAAAGAAGATCCAAAAAAGACTGAGGAAAAACCAAAAGGTCCTCTTGGTAAACTTAAAGAAGTAGCTGAAGATAAAGAAGAGCAACTTCAATACTTAGCAACACTCATAAGAGTGATCGTTCTTGTATGGTCCGCAGGAATTTTAACTTTAAATTATGTTAAAATACCAGGTTACGAGAGAGGAGAAAGAATTGATCCAACTTTCATAGCTTCGGTCTTCACAGGTACATTAGCTACTTTTGGTGTCGCTGCGGGTGGTAAGAAAAAGAAAGATGCTGATGGTGGTGGTGCAAATATATCTAAGAAAGATATGGAGTTCCTTATCGCTAAAGCATCTGAGACAGCACCTGCTCAAACCATTAGGATAGAACAAGGTCCTGTAAAAATCGTCCCTGATTCTAAGTAATTATCATGCAAAAAATTATTAATGTACTTGCTATTGCGTCTGCTGTTGTATCTGTTACCGTTGTTGGCACTGCTGGCTACGTTTACATACGCAAGGATGCAATCATAGAAAACATCAAAGAGAAAGCATTAGGTTCTCTAGGAAGTGGAATATCAGATGCACTACCTGGTATTGTAGATGCAGAACTTCCAGATGCAACTGGTGATGTAATGCCATTACCTAAAGTTCCTAGTTTTTAAGAGGTTATTATGAACGTTAAATGGATATCAATCGGAGTGGTTGGTA